ACGGGTGCTGTGACGATCGTGGGGATTGCGCCGGTCTTGCCGCCCGCTTCTGGTTCCGGGGTCTCGTTCGCGGCCGATGACGGCGTGTCGGCGGCCGGATGCGGGCTAGGCTCGGCTGCTTCGGGCGCAGGCACCTTGCTGGACCCGCTCTCCGCCGTCGATGGCGACGTGGTGCCTGCGCCCGCCTTCGGTGCCGCCGTCCCGTTGGCTCCAGCCGTCTTGCCGGCCAGCGCCGCCGGGGGTCCGGGGGATTCGTTCGTCGCGGAACCCGTCTCCTTGGCCTCGCCGGTCCCGTTGGGCTGATCAGCTACCACGATTACCTCCTGCGCCGTGCGCCTCTGCTACGTCGCATTGTCTCACCTGGAGGCTATGGTGTCCGTCACGGCAGCATCGGGGCGTCCAGATACGGTGACGCTGCGTAACACCGGCAAAAGGGTGGACACCACCTGGCCAGCCGATTTTCGGCATCCGGTCGGCATGGAAGTTGTGCTTATCGGCGGCGACGCATTCTGCGGACGCCTTTTTGTCCCTGATCGTGTTCCAAGACAGCAGATTCCCGTGCTCCTGCGCTGCCATGTCGACCATCCCCGCCGCCCTCGCCCGGTTCCACATCGCCGCCACATGCATCGAGTAGTAACGCCGCTCCCGGGCCATCCCTGCCTGGAACGCCGGCCACGCTCCGATGTCCCCGGACCGGCCGCGGGCTATGTCAGCCTGCAGCCGCTTGTGCTTGGCCTCCTTGAACTGGGCGCCGCGCAGCACGTTCAGCTCAGCCGCCTGCGCCTCCGCCGGGCCAGGCTCCGGCTCGGGCAGCGCGGACCGCCCGGCCGCGATATCGGCCACCAGCCGCTTCGCTGCCGACACCACGAACTGCGCCCGCCGCGCGAGGTTCTGACGGGCCGTCTGAGCTGACGCCGGGCCCACGACGCCGACGAGCGGAGGGGGACTGGCCATGGCGATGCTCGCGGCCCCGGCCAGGGCCGACCACATGTCCTGCGACAGGGTGAACCGGAGTTTCAGCGCCTCAATGAGCGCAGCAGCGGACACGGCGGTGAGCAGCAGCCCGGCTGTCGTGGTCACCAGCGCCGCCTCGGTGCCGGTCGGGACGGGCTGCTGGGCGGGCGGAACCTGCTGCTGCGGGGCCGGAGCGGTCACGGCCCGCTAGCCGCCTTGATCACGTCCGCAGCCCAGGCGCCCGACACCCGCCCGGACCGCTTGCACGAGGGGCAAAAGAACGCATCGAAGTCAATAGCCAGGTCCGCGATCGAGATGCACCGAGGATGGGCTATGCCGATCTTCGGCTCGCCGTCCTGCGGGTAAACCTTCCCGCCCGGAGGGACGACGAGATCACACCAGCCGCCGCCGATCGGGTCGATGAACGGCTCCCGGACCTCGGCGCGGGTCTCGGTCACGGCGGGAATCCTATCCCCCGCGTCGTCTCGCCGCCATCCGGCTCCGCGCGGCCAGGGTCAGGGCGCTCCGCCTCAGCTTTCGCCTCGGCATAGCGGCGGTCGGCTTCCCGCAGCGCCCGGGTGTAGTTCCATCCCGTCTCCGCCATGACGGCGCGTGCTGCGCGTTTGCGCTTGTCGCTCACTGCTGAGCCGCCGCGTTCAGCGCGCCGCCCATCGGCGGCTTACCCGGGGGCGGTGACGGCGGACCCGGAGGCGCGGGGAACGTGGACGACGCCGGCCGCACCGCACCCGGCTGCGGACCCCGCCCCTGAGCCGCCGCCTGCTGCGCGATACCCGTCCCCGCCTGCGCTATCCCTTGGAGCGCCCCCAGTCCCGCAGCGGCTTCCGGGGGCAGTCCAGGCGGCGGGTTACCCGCGAGCTTTTCCGCCCGCTGGGACGCCGTGGACACGATCGCCTCGTGGATCGACCCGGCATCCAGATCGAGGATCACGGCCATTCTCTCGGTCAGCGCGTCGATAAACGCCAGAGGCACGTTCAGCGCCGGAGCCGCGGCCATCGTCCCGAACATCGAAAAAAGCACCGCCGTCATGGCCTCTTGCAGCGGGCCGAACTTCCAGGTCGGAAACGCCGCATCCGCCCCGAAATTCAGCATCACCAGCGGGCGGATCAAGTCATGGGAGATGGAGTCCGCGATCTCCGTCGCCACCGCCTCACGGCTAGCCAGGTAGTAGGACGACTGGTCCTCCGACATGCCGTACGAGCCCGCCGACGCGCCGCCGCCCGCACGGGTGCCCTTAGCCGCCGCACCGGACAATTGGAGAAAGCCGGCGAGGACAGAACTAGCCATCCAATTTTCCAAAAAAGTCATACATGCCGCGAATTGGGCACCGGCATCAGCGGCGGAAGGAAGGGCCTCGAAAGTCTTCTGGCCTTCGACCGGATGGACCAGGCCCACGATGCCGGAACCGCGGAGCTGGGCTATGTCATCAGCCCTGGCCGTGGCTTCGGGCTGGTCGTTGCCGTACACCACCAGGCGCTGCATCGCCATGCCCTCAAGAAAGCTCATCCAGAGGAACAAAAGCTTAGACATAGTGGAATAGCACCAGTAGGCCGTTTCCATCTCGCTTATACCGGTCAATGGCTCGCGGTGCTGGCCGTGCGTGTAAATATAGGAGCGGACTTTCGGGATATCGACGTAGCCGGGGACCTTCTGCTTGTTATTCAGCTGCAAATTGCCGCCGAACAACCACACCTGCTGCCGGAAACCGTTCGCCTCGCCGGTACGGTCGTTGTACCTGGCCTGACACGTAGCGGGCGGACGATAAGCGATTTTGTCATATATGATTTTGCCGTCGCCCTCGCGGAGCTTGAATGTGCGCTCGAAAAAGGAGCGACGGTAAATTTGTGCCGCCGTGATCTGGCCGACCAGCGTGGAGATGGGCGTTTTCATACCGCCCGACTCGTCAGGTGTCATGAGCACACTGGTAACGAACTCGGCTTCGCCTTTATCGCCACCGGACGGCTCAATCGTGTAGGGGGCACCCCGGATAGGGAGGGTGAGAACCTGCTCAATGGCCGCGCACATGCCATTTCTGGACAACATTGTTTTCATGCCTAAATCACGGGCCGAATACTCCCCATAATCGACCCGTTAAGAAGACATCCCCGCCGCCGTAAAATGCAAAGAGCCTTTGGGATAGATCAAACGAGGTCTAAAGTGCCGATCTCTGGTCCCATAAGGCCGCGCTTACCGCCTGCGGAATTGCCGGAGCCTTTTGGGGCGAGATCGGGAAAGGCAACCACATTGGCGTTGTTGGATGCCATTCTTTTAACATCACCTCCCGTCCGCTGATCGCGGCACACGAGGGTGCCTGAGCCTCACGCGTGGCCAGACGGCACATGCGTGTCTGAGGCAACGATACAGGGTCAGGCACCCCCAGGCCCGCTAGGCGGCCTCGCCGGCCTCCCCCTCGGCCTGCTTCTTCTCGCGCTGTGCGGCCTGCCACTCCCGCGTCCGCTGCCGACGGCACTTCTTGCAGTGCCTTGACCCGTCCGGGGCGATGTACGTGTTCTCCTCGTCATATTCGTGGTTCGCCGGGCACGTCGTCTTGTCGGAGTTGTGCTTGTTCGCGCCGACCCTGCGCCCCTCGGCGTCGGCCAGCCGTACCGCCTTGCTCATCTTGGCCTTGGCCTCCTCGGTGTGCGGCGTGTGATGGCCGCTGCCGTCGTAGGCGATGTGGCACTTGCGGCACAGCGGGATGTAGTCCTGCGGGTCCACGCCGTCCCGGCCATGCAGGCACGCCCAGTCGTAAGCGTGCTTGTCAATGCCGCGCGCGGCGCAGTGGACGCATTTCAGCAGCTTTGCCGAGCCGCGGCGGTCCGCTACCCGCCAGTGGCGGGTGCCGTAGTCGTCCGACGGTCCGGCAGGAGGCGGGTTCCTGAGCAGCCTCTGCACCATCTGGTAGGTCCACGGTCCGCCGCGCATGGTCGGGTACCCGTCGGCGGTCAGCCGGTCTGCGATCAGCTTCCACGAGACACTGCCGTCGCGCAGCATGCGAGTCAGATCGCGGGCGCGTATCAGGGCCTCTCGCTGTTCCGGGGTCGGCGTCCACCCCATCAGGCCACCGCCGCGCATGGTGAGTCTGTACCGTTGTTCATGGTCCGTCCCTAGTATCGGTAGGTGGCGGGCAAGTCGGCGGCACAGGGACCGCAATCCCTTGTGCCGCCGGCGTAATACTTGCCCCGGATGTACCTAATCTTACCAGTTCAGTGCCGCAATTGGCTCATGCGAGCGACGGCACTGCCCATTCCTGCCGGTAGTCCGGGTGGTCGCTGTAGATGGCAGCGAGGACGAGCAGGACCGGGCACGGGTCGCCGGCCTCGGAGTCGAAGTACCCGGCGATCTCGCCGCAGCAGGTGTCGTTGACGCAGCACTGGCCCGTGTGATCCTCAACCAGCAACCGCTTGGCGACTACTTCGCGGAGGACACGGGCGGGGTCATGGCGGGCGATGTGGGCGGCCTGGGCGACGGTCGGCACTCCCTCGTCGTAGACGACGGGGCCAGCGTCGCTTTCCACCATGACAGCGCTGTCGTGACTCCGCCACTCCGCCGCGAACATGTCAGGCTTGGAGAACAGGGTGGTGTGGTCTGTCGATGCCGCCGCCTTCGCCGCCGCCTCATCCTCGTCCAGCCGGGCGCTGAGGAATGCCGTCAGGTCACTCATGGAAGCCTCCACCTTCCCGTCCGCAGGCGGAGCAGATGAACCCGGCCGGTGGCAGCCCGTCGCACGTCTCGCAGGGTGTCCCGGCGAGCAAGGCGTCCAGGGACAGGCCGTAGAGCGCAGCGAGGGCGACGGCGTTGCTCAGTGCCACGTCGCTGCCTTTCTCGGCGCGCATGATGGTGGATGGCCAGAGCCCGGACTTCTTGCTGACGTCGCGCATGGTCCAGTGGCGGTTTTCCCGTTCCCGCTGGAGACGGCGGCCGAAGACGGGCGGGACGGAGTGCTGGCGCCCGCTCATGTCCCTTCCGGGCTTACCTCGCCGGGGTCAGAGAATTTCGCTTCCGCGGCAGAGAGCGATGCACGGGCGAGCTTGTCCAGCCACGAATCCCCCGCGATCTCCTGCCGTGCCTCGCTGAAGCTATCAGCCATCCTCGTATTCCTCTCCCCACCTTGCGCAGATGCAGTCGGTGCACATGCACGGACAGTCCTCCAGGCACGAGCACGAGTCGGGGATCGTCTCCCGCGGGCAGCATGCGGTCGTGGACTGGCGGTAGTAATCGTCGTCGTCGTCCGTGAGCGCCATCAGGGCACGTCCGGGTGCTCAAGCCGCCACTTCGCGAGGCCCGCCGCGGACTTGACCC